GTGTTATCAGCTCCGAAACCAGAGCTTTGGTACGTTAGGGCATGTCCTCCAGAATTTATCGGCAAAGCTATAGTGAATGTCGAAGCGTTACTTACACCGTTTGCAGTTGTTTCTATATTTACAAATACCGTCCGGCCGGAAACTCTAAATCTTCCAGTCATTGTTGGAGCTACAGAAAATCCGTTAGCAGTAACTGTAAAGGTAAACCAGTCTGGATATCCCTGTGGGGCTTCTTGATAACTATAGTATGGCGCTGTTATAGCTGCGTTTGCAATCGTATAATCTGTATTTACTGCAATATTCACCGTCGTATCTGTTGAGAAAGAAGAGGATGTTACGACAAAGTATTTATCAGTAGTTTGTGTGAATTTTATTTTAGTACCTACTCTAAATACAGAGGTAAGATCGACGCCAGTCACTTTAAACGATGAAGCTGAAACGTATACATAAGTGTGAGAGTCAGCAGTCCATCCGTCACTACTTAATGTTGCTACAAGGCCTGAAACTGAAATCATTTGAAAGTTCGTTCCGTCGTATTCTATCTCAACGATCTGTCCGGCTTCGATGTCACCAGCAACAAGGTCAATGTCATGCTGCTTTTTTATTGTTTTTACACCGAGTCCGTTTATGTTTATCGTAGAGGCTCCCGTATTTGCGTTAGCTGCCTTGAATCTAAAACGCATACCTTCTACATACGCAAGTGGTACTGGATTGTACGTTGCAACGTAGGCATCTGCAGCTCCCGTATCGGTTGCATATGTCGGTGATTGAAGTGAAAGATCGCTTGTAAAGACTAATAGGTTTGAGGCTCCAATAGGCTGTATTGCTGGTTCTATCGACGTTATTGAAGATGGTATTGTACCGGCTGCGATTGTCACAGTGGTAACGCCTGTACTATAAGCAGACGAAGCGACTACAACTATATTTGATCCATTCAAGCGAACGATCCGTCCGGCAGTATAGTATGTTGTTCGATCTGATCCTGTAATAGTAAATGTGGTAGCTGAGGCTTTAGCAAAGGTATAAGCTGGATCTTCGATTATATATCCCGATTCAACTTCACCTACTATTGCGTCCCAGTGTTTCGATGTTATTTTTTGTTTATACGCTACGTTCTGTGCATGAGTCTTACCGACGCCAGCATTATACACTCCACGTTCAACAGTTACGGTATTTCCGACTACGTTTATAACACGGACCAATTCTCGCTGTGCTGCCACATCTGGTTCAAGTTCCAGGAATGTAGGAAGTTTTGTTGGAGGATTACTTATATCAAAAGTAGTAACGGACGCATTGATACCACCGCCTGTGGTAATCGTTCCGCTAAGGAGGCGCTCTGCCTGTGGTAAATATTTAAGACTATTTGACGCTGTCATATATTCCGATTAAACAATTTTTATTTAAGATTGTCAACTAATGCACTACTTCATCACGTTCGTAGTCAGGATCTTCAAAGTCAAAGAACCCGGACATAGTCTGGACTACGGCATGATTATACACGCCACCATTGACGAGAATCTTATGGTAGAGGGTATACGCTTCATAGTCGAGATTCTTCTTCGCCAGCTCTAAACTGGTTGTGGTAATTTCAGTAGTCGTTCCTTCGTCCCACATAGGCTCGTCCCACATAAATCCTTCAAAGCCTACATCTGCAGATCCGAACTGATATTCATCACTTGAATATAGGACGTTGTCTTTATATGTTTCCAGGGTGATAATACCTTTTGCATCTTTAAATTTTATCCGGGAATTGCGGAAGTATTTGAGTTGTTTATCTCTTCCACCATCTATAGTTTTAGGTCTTAGTGAAGCCTCAATTACTGATCCGTTGTCGTCGTATGTTTCATCAACTAAGAGCTGCTGAATGTTCCCGGTATCAATTTCCGCACCGTATAATTTCTGTTGTCCATTTCCCTGGTCCCAGACTATAAAACGATCGAACGTGTAATTATTCCATTCTCCTAAGAAGGCGATATATCGACGGTCATAGGGGTATGCAACGCTCCGATTACACATAATAAACTTTTGCTCGAAGAATACTCCGAACAGGTCTTGCATATTATTTTTGTCGATCGCGTCGAGTTTGTTCTGAATACGGTTTGATATATCGGCAGTGCGTATAACGTTAAGCTGAGTAGGCTCATAACCGAGTATTCTATATCGACCATCACTACCCAGGAACGCAACATCTTTTTCCATACGCCATACTGAATCAGGACTGGAAGTTCCGTACTGTGGAATTACAGCCGTAAGCTCTGGCCCTCCATCACCTGAGAAGGTAAACTTCCATATCGAATTTTCTTTAAAGATAAATAGGAAGTCCTCGAATCCAATCATGGCCGTAACCTTATCACCATCACCCCGGCCAGGCTTTATCCAGCCACCGTTATTGTTTGGCGAGAAACTTTCGTAGTTCGATCCAGTGCCTCCGTAGAACACAGTATCAGGCTCAGACACGTTTCCAGCTAAGAATAGGGTGTTTGCATATTTAGCATAAATATTTCCTTTTACACCACCGGTTGTATTGAATGATGGGGCTTCGTATAGCAGAGAAGTTGACGAAATACCTTTGTCTGCAAAAGACATAGTTGCTCCCGAAGCTGCCTGATCTACAAATGTGAGCAATAGATATGTACCACCTTTTACAGATTTATAAATATTGTATCCAGTAACATTCGATTCTGTTTTTCGATTCCATCCGAAGGTGAAGTAATTTGAATTATCAAGTGTTCCAGGGCCAAACGATGTAACGGTTGCAGATACTTCTGTTTCTCCTACGTCCGTAACTGCTGTTACAGCATATCCGTATAATGTATCTGCCCCTGTACCAGTAAGAGATAGAGTTGGGCTTGAAACTGCTGTTATAGCGCTCCATCTCGTTATGGTAGTACCATCAGTTTTAGCCATGTAATCAACACCGTTTCCAAAGTAAAACCATTCACGAAGAAGAACGCCGCGCATTTTTGCATCACCATCCCAGGTTTTAGTTCCATCTATTTCAGTAGGAGTTCCGGCTGTGTTTATTTTATACAAGTGACCGTCAATAAGAACGACCATTAAATTTACAGACGTTTTTGGATTCTTATAAATTCCCCAGCCGTTGAATGTAGTGCGTGTCGGTATGTTTGCAAATAATCTATGACCACGTCGAGGAAGTCGTACAGAAGCGCGACCAATAAGCTCTATATTTACTCCTTCATAAAATTCAGTATCCCTGACTTCATTGGGTTCAGCATATGAGTTTTGGCCTCTTGGAAAGCCGTTATATTCCCACTCTCTTGCTGGTGGAGCGCCCCCGGCACGTTGTGAATAAAATCCCATTGTTCCTGGCATATAACGACATTAGATAATTTTTTATAGTGAAATTCAACCAGAAGTATATCTACGCCTGAAACCTGAGTACGACATAACAGGAGGAATGATCTTTGGTCCTTGCCGTGCTTTGTTGGATGCGGATTGGGGACGAAGGTTATTTACTTCTTGCTGATAATCAAGAAGCGCATTTCTAGCATCTAAACGCTGGCGTTTGCCTAAATGTACAAAATGCTGCGTAAGAAGAGCCAGAGCGTGCGCTACATGTTCAGGTATCTTTATATCTAAAGCCTCTTCTTGACTTGCTGGTACAGAGCCCTGAACTCCATAATACCATACGCGAACAGTTGAAGTTGGTGTCCCTGTAAAGTTTATAGTCATATCATCGCGTGACATGTAAAATCGAACGGTGTCGTATGTTTGATCACGCAAATTATAGTCGGCAGGTATCATTGGTTTACTACCTATCTCTACCTCGTCAATTCCCCAGGAAGGGCTGTATGTGTCTAAAGCTGATAGATCATACGTTGTTGTAGGAGAAGTAAGGTCAATGTCGATATAAAGACGCGCCCAGGGCCATTTATATTCGGTAAGGAATTTGTTTAGTGCCGTTTTGAAAGCGGTGAGTCTGGCAGCAGAATAATCAGCAGTTGTTTCTTTAAGCAAAACAAGTGATGTTTCATCCAGAATGGGTTGCGCTGTAGTTATCATATAAGTCATTATATAATTTTTTTTACAAGTGCAACCCCATTCTGAATAAGAGTATCATTTGTGCATCATTTTCATGTGCGATTCAAGTCCTTTTACTGTATCGAATTTTTTAGAACAGAGTGGACAAGCGTTTAGAAGATCCTCACTGGCTTTCTTTTCAGAAGCAGCAAGTTTTTTAGATTCCTCAGTTTGCTCCATCTTCTCTTCACCCCAGAAGTCAACACCATATGAAGGATTTTTTTTCATTCCTTCTATAAGCTCTGGATCTTCTGTTGAAAATTCAAAGTCTTGGAATTTGGCTTCGAGTCCTGGAACAAACGCACGGTTTCCCATAGAATCTAAAACATATCTTTCAGATTTTACTACGAGACTGTAAGATTTATATTTGGATATAAATTTCATAGGTTTACTTTAAATGTTCAGCTACTTCGCTGTCAGGCATATTTTCGAGATATTTACGGAAAGCTGGGACAGCTTTAACTTTATCTTCCGTATAAACCTCACGCTCGCCTGAACTTAGCGTTTCGAGAAATGATCCGAATAAAGAAAGTTTTTTCATTTTCTTTGCTTTCTTTTCGGCTGCATCTTTCTCTTCCTTTTCTTTTTTATCGAGTTCTTCCTGGTTTTTTTGCCCTTCTACGGCAGGATCAGTTTTCAGGTTTTTCTCGTCTTGTTCCTTTTTAAGCCTTGCAGCTTGTTCTATATCACTTTCATTGTTTGTGTCTACCATGTTTTAACACCTCCTTTCATGTTTTTATTATACACCAAAAAAGGCCGGGAGATCAACCCCGGCCTAATTTGTGGCATACCAGATTATGTATATGCTGTGATACCTTTGAAGTACCCATGTCGATTTTCAAGCATCAGCTCGAAACCGATTTCTGATAAGTACTCTTCGATAACAGAATCTTCTCCGTTCGTTTTAGGAACTTTGAGTAGCTGTGTATCACGATTTCTGCCGTTTCCAGCAAGATATCGGTACTTAACAAGGTTCATGTCAAAGACAAATCCGTATCCGGCCCATGTGGTGTTTTCGGCCAGTAGTCTTTCCTGAACGAAATCAATGGTACCGTGTGCTGACAGATAAGACGATATTGCAATACCGAATGTTTTATCTGTAGGATACATATTCAAACGTGTCGTATTCTTCGCCCAGCTATTGATAGCTGAAACGATAATCGGTGAGAAGAGTCCCATTTTTTTATCTCCACCTGTTAAGAACAGATCACTCATAAATGAGTCGAAAACCGGCTCAGTAAGAGTTGCTACGTTCTTAATGTTTGTTTGGATATAATTCTTGGCACCTCCGGTCGAACGAATAGGAGTTGCACCTGAGAGATCTTCTTTTGGTTCACCGAAAAGGAATGAACGCTCAATATCCTTGTTATGGATTTGGAGGTGTTCACGTCTGAGAGAAGCCATAGGATCTGCGCCATCCTGAGCATAATACTCAGTAGACATAGATGTTTCGGTTTCTTTTATCGGTTCACGGAAAATCTGCGTATAGTTGGCAACACGTGAAGTCACGTTTGTCAGAGCTGTACGAATGGTTGCTCCTTCTGCGTTCGCACTTCCAAGAATGACGATAACATCTGCGTTAGTCATTGTAGCTGCAGCAGTGGTACCCCATCCACGAACAATCGTGAGATTGTCAGTCGATACGGCAGTTACAAGAGCGTGTTCTCCTGTTGCTACGTCCATGATGACGTCACCTGCGCGGAATCTTAGACCGTGTCCTGCGGTTACTGCAAGAGTGGTAGCAGAGTTGTTAATTGTTCCGTTTACTGCTGAATAACGGGAAGGTTGGGTTTTCTCGTAATGACGATATTCTGGATCGGTCGTTGCGGTTTTACCCAGTTTGCGTGCGAAAAATGCAAGAACAGCAAAGTCAGGATCAACCATCCAGAGCTTGTCTGATACGTCATATTTTCGCCTATTTGTGTCAGTGTTTGTTGATCTGGCACCTGAAATGTATGTCATGGTAAAAATAGAAATATTAATATGGGAATGTAATCTCGGTATATTTTATTTGGGGCCTCAGTGAGCCAAGTATCCTTACGGGTTGGCTGCCGGGCGTAGCCAAATTACTCTATACTATGATCGTATTCTTACCATATTAGATAATCTATTTTGGGCTTTGTCAAGGTCAATGTGGTTAGAAGATACCTCTTTTTTTGACACCCATCATACCTTCGATAGCAGCTTCCTCGTCACTAGGAGGTTGTGTATTATCAAGATTTAGTGTCGGTGTTGTTTTAGTTGTTTCCACTTTATCTTCTACCTGTGGCTCAGTTTTTACTTCCATGCGTCCGATGACACGAACAAGCATTTTTCTATAGTCATCGAACGTTAGAGGTTCCGGGGCTTTACCACTTGCTTCTGCGTTTCTTTGACGACGTGCTTTTTCACCCATGATCATAGCTTCATAGTCGTTTTGTACATCTTCATTTGTTGATAATATAGGAAATTCGGTAGTTAATTTATTTAGTGTCTGAGCAGCTTCGTTTTCTCTACGTGACGTTTCTATTTGGCTATGATGGTGTTCCTCTACTGCGCGAGAAAGCATAGTGAATTGAGCTGCAGCTAAAGGACCTCCTAAAAGCGACTGCTGTAATCCAAGAACGATAGACTGTACAGTGTCGTTCATATATTTATTAAGGTCGAAATTTCCTTCATCTGTTTTGTAGTCATCCGTTTTAGGAAGTTGAAAATTAACGAGTGGCGTTTTTTTAAGATATTCTATGTTCTTTGCAAATTCGTCATCACCCTGGATATTTACCCCATCCTTACGTATGCTCCCCATAAGACGTGAGTACATACCCTGCATTTCTTTATAGCTTTTTTCAGCATCTTCGATTGAATTAAACTGTTTCCCTGCGAACGTTACTTTTTTTGGTGGAGCTGCCGGTTGTTCTGGCTGCTTATTTTCTTCTGATTTTTTTTCCTCTACTTTAGCCTCTTCCTTTTTAGGCTCTTCTTTTTTAACGTCCGTTTTTTTATCACCTTCTTTATTTTCAGTATTTGGGGCTTTGGGTTCTTCTTTTTTATCTTCTTGTTTTGGCTTATCAGTTTCAGTCTGTGTCTGCTGATCTGGCTTTTCTTCTACCTGGGACGGCTTATCATTATCTGGTCCATCTGTGAATGGGCTGTTTAAAACTTCTTGTGTTTCTGAACTTTCTGTTCCGGGAATATTTTTGAAAAAACTGGGTGTTCCTGACATATGAATACTATTATAGTAAATTTTTAATAATTAACTATCGAATCGAGAAATATTTTGTTTTATGTCTGCAGTCCATTCTATCCACTGATCATTAACTTTATGAAATACTTTACCTTCTGAATCTATATTCCATAAGTGTGGTGGGTGTAGACGCACTCCATGAGAAATAACATCACGATGAACATAACATTCTGCCATTCGCTGAGTCATGTCTACAATTCTATATCTACATTTCTTTGCTTCTTCCGTTGATAAGTGAAACACAACCTGTTCATCCGAAGTTTCAACACGGCCTTTGTTTTTAGCATCTTTCCAAAAACGCTCTGCAACGTCTTTATTAGTAAATTTACTTGGATCTTCATTTAGATTTTGTTTCATTTTTTTTCTGTTTTGATCTTTCTAATTCCTTTTCCCTTTCGTGAAATCGTATTGCTTCACGCATCATTGTTCTCCAGTCCTCTATAACTGAAAGCTGGCCGTTATAAAAACCTAAGAAATATTCTATAGATATAGCTTTCCCTTTTAATTTAGGATCTTGCTGGTTAAAATATCCCTCCGGTCGCGCTATAGTATAGTAAGCAAATGCTTCGATCTGAAATAAGAATTTTTCAAATAATTTATATTCCTCTGTTTTTACGAATCGTGCGAGCCGAGCGTTTCCCTCACTAATCGCTGCTGCTCTTTCCTGAACTCCTGCTGTTTTTTGATTTCCCAGGAACTTTCGCTGTAATATTTTTTCCACTTTTCGGGGGTTTGTGGCTTCATACCAAACTCTTCTGAGCCAAGACGTAAGACTTCCTCCGATGTCGCGTCGTCCATATTTAGCCTCCACCCCGGTATCCCCGATCCAATCATTATTGTTGATTCCCTGTTCTTCGCTGACAAACAACTGGGACAGCTTTTCGGTAATTCTTTCAATGGGTTCAGATACCATAGAGTTATTGTTTTGTGACAATCTTCACACGTAAATTCATAATGGTGTAGTTTGGCGCATTTGGGGCAGAAATTATTATATGCAACTGGACCGGTAAAATCTTCTGCATAGACCTTTTTAACGGGCGCACCGTGAAGATCGCATGGAAACGAAGTGTTTTTTTGATATTCTCCGGGATCATTGAAATTAACCATAGGTATATTTTACTCATACAGTTTACATTATGTCAAATCCTCTATGATTTGTCAACGATTAAACTGTCTCCACTCTGGTGTATTGGTTAATGTACGAACGTAAGTTAATGGATCTGGATTATGCGCTTCGTAACGCGGCTTATCTCCTGATTGTAACGCTTTAACTACGTCATCAGCAGTCATGTTTTTTATATCATATCCTTTATTTTTCAAAATATTCACGACCGTTAATGCGTAGTCACGAACATTATCTTGGAGGTTTTTATAAGGAATTAGAGAAGTGCCACCAAGACCAAATAAATTATTGATCGGTGACTCAGTTTTTCTTCCTCCTTCTACCGCCCACTGGGTAGCTGCAACTGCATCAGGTATCCCATGTTCACGCGTAATAGGGAATACGTTTTCTTCCAAAAACTTCATTCTATCTTCTGGTATTTCAGTAGGCGTGGGGGCCTGAGCTTTTATTGGTTGCGGTGTTGGGGTTGGTGACGGCATTTGAGTTGGTGATGGTGTTGCTGTTATTTGTTGTTGTGGTATAGATTGTTGAGGTTTCGGAGGAATAATAGGACCATCTAATACAGGAGATTTAACACCTCCAAAAATAGCATTATAAAGCGATTGCAAAGGATTAGATTGCTCCTGAGCCACAGGCTTATCCATAGCTGCACTTACTGTTATTGGTTCGGTGTGTGGTTGTTGAGCTGCAATAACATTCTGCTGGTTTTGAATATATTTGTCGGCTTCTTGTTGTTGCTGTTTTGCTCCAGGCATCCATGATCCAACATTGAAATCTGCCTTTATTGCGTCTAATAAACTTGGTTTCATTGTATTGGTAGAGCCCCAGGTAAGTTCTGAGAATTAAGTAATTGTTCTAGTGGATTTGGCTGTGCTGATACTTGATCAGACTGCATAGTAGGTACGGTTGTCGGAGGCAGTGCTGGACTTCCACCTGGCATTTGAGGTACTTCCGGTGGTAACTTAGGTGGTGTCTTTGCTGCTGCCTGTTCTGCTTCTTTTTGATTTTTCTGTCGAGCTTCTCTTATCATTCGTACCCAGTAAACAGCATCAGTAATATTATACGCCTGTAAATATTTCAATAAGAATTTGTCGTACACCTCTGGTGGTATATTTGCAAAGGGGCCTTTTTGTGAAACAAAACGATCTGCTATACCATTCATTTTTATAGCTTCTGCCTGTTGATCAATTACCTGTGTTGCGTTTGGTACAGCCTTAATATCGAGGTATCCTTTTATTTGTTTTAGTTCACCAGCTTTAATTGTTCCACGATCTGCTAAGTCACTGTCTCCAGCAAGTCTTACTATTCGATCTTTATTTATAAACTGACGTGACATTTCAAGCATGAAATAGCCTAGTGATTTAAGTGTTACTTTTTCAAACAGTCTCGACTTCACTATAAATCGTGCGTTTGCTGCCTCTTGTACCAGGCGTAGACCGCCATATGTTCTTCCGGCAAGTGTTTCACCCTCTTCTCCCTTTACATAGTCATTAACGCCCGTTATACGCTGAATAATACCATACAGTGAGTCTGCTTCCTTATAGGCGTTTGGCGTGACATCTTTACCAGATATCACCCGGACTGCTTTATCTACATCTTTTGCTGATGTTATAGAATTTGGAATCGGAACGAACTCATCCCCATCTGCGACAAGGTTCGGGTCAACTAACCATATATTCAACATTGATTGAAGTAGGTTATCGAAACGCATATTTATATTGTCGTTTATACCATCCTCTATTTTTTTCATAGAGTCTATTTCACCTCTGGAATGATAAGAATGAGGAATAGGTATATCGTGCATAAAGATGAATGGAGCGCGCTGAACGTCGTAAGGATTAGGCATACCTTCATTAGTTGGTATATATTTTTCGTTTACAATAACATGCACTTTAGCCCCGTCCCACATCTTATCTACAATGAGAAGAGGGATTTTGTCGTTATCAGTTTCAAACGCTTTTTCACTCATTGTTTTAAACATACTGTTATATCTATATAAGAAGTCTTTAGCAAGTTCAGGAGTAAACGAATAGTTTGATTGCTTCACCTCTGTCTGTATTTGTGTCATAACAGATTTATCGTAACCAAATAGTTTTGCTTCATCAGCAAGTTCTTCAAACGTCATGTAGTCACGCTCTATATGGTATCTAAATCTTCCTGTCTCAACCATATTGAAATCTCCGAAGTACATAAAGAAAGGAAGATGTCGAACGTCGAAGTCATCGAGAAATGGACTTTCAACATATTTTTTATTGTATCGAACTTCGTTTGAGGCTCCCAGTTCGTGTGCTTTAGCAAGAACGCCGACTATATCTGTACTATCTTTTATACCAGCGCGTGTGAGTGAAGCTGTGTACTGCACTCTTTTTGTAGTTTCACGTCGCCAAAAAGCACGAAGGACCGCGTTACCAGTAATAAGATTTTCTTTTACGCCACGATATAATTTTAAATATATCGGCTCACCCATAAGCTCCAGCTTAGGATTATTATATTGTGAATCGAGTGCAAGTTTAGCTGTTTGTTCATACGGAACATCTGATGGTTCGATTGCCATCGTAGTCCATTCTGGATCTTTACCTATGATACGAGGCATGATTGTTTCTACTATTTCATACGATATAGAAACGCTCATTTTTGACTCGAAAGGATACCCACCTTCATTGTCCTGACTTGCAGAAGCATCTAATTTGCCAAGATAATGCTTATAATTTTCAATGGACCGATCCCAGTGCGGATAAGCCAAATCCGATGATTGTTTAAGTCTGCCTTTATAATCGTTAAGTACGCCCATAATTTTTTTGAAAAACTCGATAGGGGACTTTTAGCTCTTTACTTTTCCGCTTTATGATCCCACTCTGAGATCCATTATATAATTTTTTATCTCCATTTTCATAATTGTCAAGTAACCAAATTGCAGTCGCAACTGTTTTCAATCTTTGACCAGCACCGAAAGACATGTTTAGCTTGTCACCTTCTACTCCAATGATATCTCCCATCTCTTTAATAAGACCGTCATCTGGTACTTTAATACTACCATTCTCAACTACCATTTTAAAATGATCTATTGACAAGGGTAAATTTCCCGATGTTATTTTAAATCCCGGACCGATACGCGGTATACCTCTATCATCAGGCTGTAGAACAAGAAGGTTTGGATAGTACCTTTGTTGCAGTTCTAAATATATGGCTTCACCTTCGTTATTTCGATCAATAACAATTTGAGCTTTATTAAAGAATCCTCCAGCGCGCTCCAATAAATTAACAAACATGAGCGCAGTAAGATCACCTTCTATCTTTCCGACGATTTCATTTGTTACTTTGTTAATAATATAAGCTATCGACTTCTCATTTCGAGTCGCAAATATCATGAATTTTTCGTGTGGCTCTATGAAAGGTTTGCTGTCAGTGAGCCCTGGATGATCAACTGGCCTAAAAATATATACCAATGAGTTTGCAGCAAATCTGAATACAGGTGGATTTGTACCAAGAAGAACGACTCGATGTGCTGCCTTTATATTCTTTAAACTATCTATAATCGAAACGGCAGAGAAGTAGCCTCTGTTGTCGCGCATACGCCTATCAAACTCATTGAGCGCATTTAAAGCAAACCAGGAAGCCATAAGATTGTCTCCTGCGTGCTGATCATAGGTATATACAGACATTTCATATAGAAGTTGACGCACACGATCCCAGTAAACTTTATTGGCACGACTTGAAGGTATGAGCAATTTTTCCTGTTCAGCAAGCATGGCTACGTGAGCTATACCTGTTTCTTCATTAAATTTTTTACCGGCTGTTGTAGAAAAGCCCTCTACGGGTACATCATCGTCTGCTATAGCTTGACGCATCATGTCCTGATAGGCTATATTTTCAACACGTATTTTTACCGCACGGAAGTTATAGTATGCTTCTACAACTCTCTGCTTGATTTCATCAGGCGACCATCTTCCATAATCGAGCCACAATAATATCCTTCTTCGGCGCTCATCTAAGCCCCAGACTGCTATAGATGATTCATCAGCACTTTCTTTTTTTGAAATAGCTAAGTCAACTCCTATTGCAACAATGAGATGTCCATATCCCGGTATTGCTGGATTTGAATTATCCCATGCTGGAACGAGTGATTTATGTGTACCTAGATCGGTAGACTTCTTTATTGCACTCGCTTTAAACGTTTTTTCTTCATCGCTACTCGGCTCATTCAAATACTGACGATTAAATGCAGACTCAGCCATGTTCTCTTTCTTCTTCATCAGTTTATCGTATGACCATTTAGCTTGCCATAGTACTCCACCTTTTAATTGCTGATATAACGTGTAGTGGTCAAGAATCTCCTGGCTAAATATATCTTGCGCTTTTTGGGCCATAGGAAAGTCCATGACGTTGTATGGAAGATTTCGCATTGAGCTTTTTACTCCGCGCTCACGATAGTAACGATCGTCGTATATCAGAGCCTTTAACTTTAATCTTATATCGAATTGAGAGTCTTTCCATAATGTATCGTAGATATCATCCTTATACCACGCAGTACCGGCAACAATAAGTCGTCCATCATCCTCAAGAATAGGAAGCAGTACATTTTCAAACCACTCTTTTGTTTTTGCACGCGCTTGTTTTGTTCTCGCACTATTAATATCAATAAGATCATCACAGATGATAATATCAGCACGACGTGAAATTAGGCCTCCACCAAGCCCTATAGCTGCTATTGTCGGATCTTTTTCTAATGTATCGCGCTTGACTATGATAGCTTTTTCTCCCCACTTCTTTTTGTCGGCAAACTCAGGAACACGATTTCCTAAACCATCTATAAGATCCATATTGTTTTCGAGATGATTCATTACGGCACGATTAAACGATATAGCAATATCTTCGTTTGCTGATACGATAATAATACGTATGTTTGGATTCTTATAAATTTGCCAAAGTACGTAGTTTATTGTGATCGACTGAGATTTTGCGTGGAAGCGTGGAGCCATGAGCAGAATATTGTTATTTAGTTTTTGCGGAGTTGCTTGATCTGCTTTCTTATAAGGAACGAATACGCCATTTTTATCTTTAAACGTATTGTAGTACAGTTTACCGTCCTCTTTCTGTATAACTTTATTTGAAAGAATGTCATAAAACAACCGGTGGTGCCAGTTCATTGGCAGTTTACTCGGTATGTATTTGTTGACAAATTCTTCAAGTCCTGGCACTTTTTCAGGTGGAGCTATATGAAGCCTTGATTCATATTCTTCTTCTTCACTCCCCAGTTCAATTAAACGTTCTTTTGGATCTGAATTTACCATTGATGTATATTGTAGCACATTTTCCTATTGACAAACTAATCTTGTAAATTATCTAATACGGTATGACAACTTTTATTCGTCCGGTACAGAACCAAAGTAATGGAAATACATACGTAGAAATCAGAGATGCTAGTGGAAATCCAGTAACATTTCCTTCTACACAAACAGATGATTCTACGCTTCCAGCGACACCACAATTTCTTCCTGCTGGTGCCGAATATAGAGCGACACCTACGGTATATGCAGATGGTGATGGTACAGTTCTTCAATCAGATATTAACGGCTATCTTAAAGTAGTTCTTGGTAAAAATATCGCTGGTGAAGATGTTATACTCGATCTTCTTAAAGTGGGTGGTAACGTTGATCACGATGCAGTCGATACAGGATACCCGGTTAAATTTGGTGGTAAAGCCTCAACCTCAGCTCCAACCGCAGTTTCAGTAGGAGATCGTGTAAATGCTTGGTTCGATACGAATGGACGACTTATGATAGGTGGCTATTCAAGAGGAAATGGCGTTATGGATTCAGATACAATAAGAGTAGTTACCGCTTCTGATGGTCCCCTCAATACAAACCTCGGTGCTGTAACTGATGCTGCCGTAGTTACGGACGCAGATGGTACGGTTTCCGCAAAACTTCGTGGACTGGTAAAAATGATTGCAGCCGGTATAGGAGCAAAGCCAAACACTCTTGACGTAACTCTGTCAAATGTATCGGCTCTAAACGGAGATCTTTATGCTGCAACTGATGTAACAGGATATAAATCATTTTATATTCAACTAACAGGAACATGGTCTGGTACGGTTTCATTCCAGGGGTCAAACGACAATACAAACTGGACAAACGTAGCTGTTTTGAGTCTGGCTACAAATTCAGGTCAAACACAGAACTCTGCAACTGGAAACGCTTTATACATGGGACAGATAACATTCAAGTATATGAGAGTAAGAGTAACGTCTTATTCTTCTGGTACTGTAGCTGGAGCTATGGTACTCAACACATTTCCTCTAGGTGGATTCCATACAATGGCAGTTATCGCAAACGCTACGGGTCCTGCTGCCTCTGGAGCTGCTTTAAACGGTAATCCTATTCGTGTTGCTGGTGCATATAACTCAACTCAACCAACAGTCACAACTGGACAGATAGTAGATCTACAAGCGTCAGCAAGAGGAGCGCTTTACGTAACAAACGGAGTAGAGCCACTAAACGTTGGCGGTGTACAAGATACAATATCAAATACACCAACTCTGTCTGTTCCCGGTGCTTATGCAGCCGGTGACTACGTTGGTACGAGTGCAGTCGCTATGATCCTATCAGGAATGGCGCGATCGAATAA